TTTTTGAAAATGGGGTAGTTGAAACTGCGTCTGTTTATCAAATTTCAATACAGGGTGGTAGGGCAAATGGTACTTTTTCAGAATACAAATCTACTTCATTTAGTAGTGGTGTAATGTCTGTTGGAAGTGGTATAGATAATGCAAGTGATAGTTCTGCTAATTCCTATATATATTTTTATAATTTAGGGGATAGCACAAAATATAGTTTTTCTACTTTTCACACAATTTATAACTACTATGATGGTGCTGTACTTGAAATGAATTTTGGAAGTGGTGTATTAGCACAAGCAAGTGTAGTTGATGGTATGAGGATTTTAACAAATGGTGGTACTTTTTCAGGAGATTTTTCTCTTTATGGAATAAGGAGTTTTTAATGGCTACTAATTTAGAATTTATTACCAGTACAACAATTTCAAGTAGTCAAACAACAACTGATATTGATAATATATTTTCTGCTAATTATGATAATTATTTTATAACAATACAAGGTTTATCAACTGTTGGAACTACAAATACAAGTATAAGTGGTAGATTAATTGACAATACTGGAAGTGTTATTACTGCAAGTGAATATGATTATGCAGTATTAGAAATGAAAGCTAATACAACATTTTCAGAAAACAAAAATACTAGCTTTTCAAGAATAGATAGAATTACACAAATAGACCAAGACCCAGAAGCAGGAACTTGTGCATTATATGTTTTTAATCCTTATGACAGTTCAAGCTATACTTTTTTACAATGGCAATCAGCAAGAAGTATTGCTGGAAGTGGTGGTGGATTAAAAGGAATTGCAGTACATAAAGTTGCTGAAACTATTAGAGGGTTTCATATCCTTGACCCATTAACAACTTCACCTTATGACACAGGAAAAATATCAGTATATGGAGTTAAATAATGGCAGGTAGTTTAGTTTTAATTCAAGAAACAACAGTTAGTTCTGGAGTAAGTTCTGTTTCTTTAGTTGGTATCGACACCACTTTTGATGTGTATAAGGTTGTTTTAAATAATATGACAGTTAGCACAACTGCTTTTATGTATTGGCGAGTTACTAAATCTGGAACAAATGACAGTACTGCAAATTATGATTTAGCAATGAACCAATTAAGTGCAGATAGAGATTTTTCCGATTTTTCAACAACTAATGCAACACAATGGGGTATTGACGCAATGACTAATACAGATGTTCTTAATGGAATATTTTATTTGTTTAACTTTAATAATTCTAGTGAATTCAGTTTTGCCACTTGGGAACAAACAAAAAATGAGGGTGGTAATTTAAGAGCAGAGCAGGGTGGTGGAGTTCATACAGTTGCAAGTGCTAGTGATGGCATTTTTCTAACATTAGATACAGGAACAATAGATAGTGGAAATTTTAAATTGTATGGACTTAAAAAATAAAATAGTATGGTAATATAGGAGATATTATGGCAACAAAAGAAGAGCTACAAGCACAAGCAGACGCAGAAATAGAGGCAGCAAAGCCTTTATATAAACAAGTCAATGATGAAAGAATGGAATTGTCTGATGCAGATTATGACCAAGCTAAGATTGATTTAGGTAACGCCAAATGGGAAGAACAAGAGTTTGGTTACATTTCTGCAAGACAAGCTGCTTACGCAAGTATACCTGACCAACTTGACCAACAATATTGGGATGCAGTCAATGGTACAACTACTTGGAAAGATGCTATAGCAAAAGTTAAATCTGATAATCCAAAGCCTGAGTAAATCTATGATATAATCCCTTGATGGATTATGTAATCGGATTTATATTAGGATACTTTATTAAAAACTTTTTAACATGGTTAGATAGATTTGCTGTGCCTGATGTACCTGACAATTACAAAGAAGAGGATTGGGATTGGATAACATGAGCAGTGGAAATGGTTACACAAATAAGGAACTTCTAAACATAATTATTGAGACCCAAGAAAAAACAAACGAAAGAATCGATTTACTTCACGAAAAAGTAAACAGTAAAATTTCAAGACAAGAATTAAGCGGTTGGCTTGTAGCAGGTTCTGCATTGGTGGTGTTAGTCAACGCCCTAATGTAGGAGGTAATATGTGCTGCGGTCAAGGTTGCTGCAATGGTGGTTGGTAGCATCACTGGTTTTTATGCCACTTAAGGCATTAGCTGACCATGTTCCTACACAACCTGCATACAATCAATCAATAGCTTTAGATACATCAACAGGTGATTTAACTATTGGTATATATACATCTGATGGATTTGAAGATAGTCCACCTGAAAAATACACTATATGGTTTACCATAAGTGATGAAACTATAGATATATCTACTGCTTATTGTATATCTACATCTTTCGGACACACAGATAATCTTGTGTGGAATTATCATGTATTTTCTTTAGAGGACCTACAAACATATTTTGAAAATCCCTATGGAACATTTAGAACAAAGATAAGGTCTGATAATGACACAGACCAAAGTTATAGCACATTAACATTAGAGCAATCAATAGTGATACCTAATGAATTACCTTTTATAAATTTAGGTGAATGGACTGCTCCTACAAATACTTGTACCGATACAAGCACAACCACTACAACTACGACAAGTTCTACCACTACAACAACTGTGCCTGAAGAAACTACAACAACTACAAGTAGTACAACCACCACGACTACTACCACAACTTTACCACCAAAGCCTGAGCCACAACCTGAACCACCACCTGCACCTGAGCCTGAACCTGAGCCTGAACCTGAGCCAATAGAAATTGTTATGGATGATGGAACTGTAGTTGAATATACAGAAATTGAAGTAGAGGATGGAACAGTTGAGAGAGACAATGAAAGACAAAAGAACTTTGAATTGTATGGTGTAGAATTGACTGATGAGCAAGTTGCAAGAGGTGATTTAGAATTATATGATATTGAAATCATTGAAGAAGAGGACATGGGAGAACTCGGAGAAGAGCTTTCTGATGATGTTGATATACCTGATGTTGTGGAAGATGAGTTTATTGAAGAAGAAATTATTGAGCTTACTGAAGAAGAAGTCAAAGAACTTGAACGAGAGATGGAAAGAGATGTTAAGAAACTTGAATATGAAGAAGAAATTGAAATATTTGTTTTTGAAGATGAAGAAGAACTTGAAGAGTTTATTGACACAATTATTGAAGTAGAAGAGTATTTAGATGACTTTGAAGAAGTTGAAATAATAATAATTGAAAACATTGAAGACATAGAAATAGACTTAAAAGACATTAAAATAGAAGAAGATAAATCTAAACCTAAAGAAGACATTGAGATTATTGAAGAGGTTATAGAAGATGAAAACAACATTGAAGTTCTACCACTGGAAGATATTACCGAAGAAGTTGAAGAGATACTTACTGAAGAAATGGTTGATGAAAAGGTTGCAGAGCTAGAGGAAGTTATAGAGATAGAGGAAGATTTAACTGATGAGGAAGTCGCAGAGGCAATCGAAGTATTTGTGCAAGAACTCGACACCGAAGAAGTTGTAGAGGTTCTTGAAGAAGTAAATGACATAGGTGTACAGAACTTAGACCAGGCTACAGAAGAAGTCCAGGAAGTTGTACAAGCTGTAGTTGAAGAGGCTATAGAAGATGTAGAAGAACTAACCGAAGAACAAGTAGAAGTTGTTGCAGAAGTTTTACAAGTACAAACTGAGGATGTAGAAATTATAGCTGAGGCAGTAAAAGAAGATGAGGTAGTTGCTGAGGCAGTAGAAGAGTATGTTGAGAGAGCTGTAGAAAATGCAGATGTAGAAAATTATACACTAGCTGATGTAGTTACAGAGGTACAGTTTGAAACATTCTTAGAGAATCCGATAGAGACTTTTGTAGATATAGATTTAACAGAAATAAACATAACAAACATAGGAGATGATATGACACAGGACCAAAAAGAAAAAGCACAAGAGGTAGTAGTGCCAGTTATTTTGACTAGAATAGCTACTATGGCAGCTTTTGTATTTAGGAAAACAATATGATAAATAAAATATGGTCATGGTTTGTGGAGGCTATAAAAGAAACACTGAACCTTAGTTGGACATTGGTTGGTTTGATTATAGCTACGCTTACATTGACTGGAAGTGCAAGACAGATTACTGGACTAGCCACCTTAATTACATTAGCTATTTGGTTACTTACTATAAGTTTTAGAAAATGAGTTATATGAAAAGACTGTATGAACAGAAATGTACAGCTAAACTTATTAATGGTACATGGGTTACAATTTGTAATTGTCAATTCGGTGTACATTCTCATAGTGAGATAGAGAAACGAGTAATAGAAAAGGTGAGAGATGAAATTACAAGTAATACGAACCCAACTGGGTAAAGACGCAACAAACGGATTATTATTTATTGATGGGTTGTTTGAGTGTTATACACTAGAGGACCAGTATCAAGCTAAGAAAGTTATGCATGAAACCTGCATACCTGAGGGAACATACGATATAAAACTTAGGACAGTTGGAGGTTTCCATGAACGCTACAAAAAGAAATATCCTACATTCCACCGTGGTATGTTGTGGATTCAAAATGTTCCAGGATTTGAGTATATCTTAATTCATCAAGGCAACACAGACGAACACACATCAGGTTGTCTTATAGTTGGTGATAGTCAACAAGATTTAGATGTAAACTTTAATGGGATGGTCGGCAGTTCAGCAAATGCGTATAAAAAATTATATCCAAAAATATCTGCACAGTTATTAGCAGGTAATGAAGTGACTATTGAGTACAGTAAAATACAATTAGAGGCACAAGAACCTACAGATATGTATGAGAAACTACAAGAGATAAGCGGTGAAATACAGGTTTTGACTGCTAAACTTGATGGAAAGAACATAATATGAGTGATTTATTTGAAAAAAATAAAAGACAAAGAAACCAAGACGGCACATTTAAAAAAGATGTGGGGTGGACTCCTTGGAACGAGGCATGGAGTTACAAAATGAGTGATGACTTAAAAGACATGCTAGAACGTACCCTTTGGACATTTATCGAGGCATTTATCGGTGCATTGGTAGTTGCTCCATTGGCAGGAATTGACGCAAATTCCGTACAACTTGCAGCAATCGCAGGTGGTGGTGCAGCCCTAGCAGTAGTAAAGACATACGCTAAAAAACAAATCAGTAAGTAGTTTTTATCTTATAAATCTTGTATAATACTATTGACAGGATTGGAGATGTATTACACGTAAAGAACCTATACCTGAAGAGTGGGGTAATAATTTTTATAAATCAGGTTGGAAACCTGGTCTTGAAGTTAACGAACAGAGTGGATTAGGTGAGATAACACACGTAGGAACTGACCCTAATTACAGGGAAAAGTTTGATGACATACTCTTACAATGGGGATTTGACCCTAAATTATATGAAATAGAAGGCTCAGTACGTGCCTCAGCGTGGAATACTCAATTAAAAGGTGGTGAAACCACAACATTTTATGCATTTAAAGGCATTGTAAAGAAAAGAAATCCTGGACATGACAAGTATTTTAAGGCTTTATTTAAACAAGCATCTAAAAAACCACCTTTAAAACTAAAAACATATGGAGGCGATACAGCCTTTTTGTTTTTTATGGCTGATTGGCAGTTGGGTAAAAAAGATTTTGGTGTAGCAAACACAATAAAAAGGTATGATATTGCACTTCAGGACGCAGTAAACAGAATAAAAGATTTACGTAAATTAGGTGTACAGATAGATGAAATATATATTGTGGGGTTAGGTGACCTCACAGAAAACTGTACAAGTGCTTTCTACGATTCACAACCATACAATGTAGAACTCTCACTTATAGAACAATATGCTCTTGCACGTTCTATGATTATGAAAACAGTGGATACTTTCTTACCTTTAGCAGATAAGATAACTCTTTGTGGTGTGCCAGGAAATCATGGCGAGATGTCAAGGTCAGGCAAAGGTCAAGTGTTTACAGATAGATTAGACAACAGTGACACAATGCACTTGCAAATTTGTGAAGAGATAATGAAAGCAAATGTAGATAGATATAAAAAAGTTAAAGTTGTAGTTCCTGATTCTTACCATCAAGTTATAAAAATTAAATCAAAGACTTGTGCCTGGACGCATGGGCATATGAGTGGTGGCAGTGGGAATCCTGAAACAAAGATAGAGAATTGGTGGAAAGGTCAGATGTATGGACACTTACCTAGTGGTGAGGCAGAGATACTTGTTACAGGTCACTATCATCATTTTCGTAGTAAACAACAAGGTAATCGTACGTGGTTTCAAACTCCTAGTTTAGATAAAAGCATAGATTTTACATCTCGTACAGGTTTGTGGTCACATCCAGGTGTGTTGACTTTCACAGTTAACAAAAAAGGTTGGGATAATTTAGCTATATTATAATTTATCTTTACTAATTAGATGCCAAGCTAAATATTGTAATCCAAATAAAATTATCGGTATAAATAATACATCCATTATATAAATCCTCTGTTGCAGTTGTAACAAAGACCAGTCTTGCCATCTAAAACATCAGTTTGTTTACAAACACGACACTTTATTGAATCTAACTCATCATCTAAATCATCTAACAAAGGACTATCCATCCACACTACTCCTCCTCTGTTTTTTTATCTTGTTGTTCTCTAACTTCGTTCATCATTTGCATATGAAAATTATAATCTATTGCAAACTGCTCTAGTAATTTATCTACTTTTGCTACGCCT